CGCGCCAGTTAAACCTGCGTAAGACGCCACGCAATCAGTTAGAGTCAATTACCTTTAGACTTGACAACCCTGCCATGCCATCGGCTCTACTTAATAGCCTTATCGGTGTTTTCTTCGGGCAGCCTGTGCTTATTACTAACCTGCCTAGCAATATCCTTGACGGGCAGTTTGACGGTTTCGTGGAGAATATTGCCATGAGAGCTACACCAACTTATGTGGATTTAACCCTTTATATAACAGCAACTGATCTATCACTATCAACTACTCAATGGGAAACAATCATACCTGCCTCACTAATTTGGACAGGCGTGAATGCTACACTTACATGGACAAATGCGACAGGAGCACTAACTTAAATGGCAACATCAACTAACTATGGCTGGGCTGAGCCAGATAACTCCAGCCTTGTTAAGAATGGCGCATCTGACATTCGCACTCTTGGCAATGCGATTGACACTTCTGTTTGGAACTCTGGCTATGGTCAAGCAGGTAAGAATAAGATTCTCAACGGAGATTTTACATTTAACCAGCGAGCCTTTACTTCTAACACTACTACTGCTGCTTACAACTTTGATCGTTGGTTACAGCAAAACTCAGGTGGCACATTCACAGTAACGCCTCAAAGTTTTACAGCAGGAGCTGCACCGGTAGCAGGCTATGAGGGAAACACTTATGTCCAAGGCGTTACAGCAACTCAATCAGCAGCAGGTGATTATGCAATCATTACACAGCGCATTGAGAATGTTAGAACCTTTGCTGGTAGTTCAGTAACAGTTTCTTTCTATGCTAAAGCCAACACTGGTACACCAAAGATAGGTGTTGAAGTGCAACAAAACTTTGGCTCAGGTGGATCACCATCTGCAACTGTATCAACTCCAGCAGGTGCAATTACTTTAACTACTTCATTTGCTAGATATTCAGTCACTGTTGCAGTGCCTTCTATCTCAGGCAAAACAGTAGGATCTACAGCTAACACTTCTTACCTTGAATTAAACCTATGGACTTCATCAGGTGCTACAAATGCAACACGCGCATCTAGTATTGGTATCCAAAACTTTACAGCTTCTATTTGGGGCGTACAGGTTGAATACGGATCTTACGCAACTCCATTCCAAATCGCTACGGGGAGTATCGCAACAGAATTAGCAGCTTGCCAGCGATATTACTTCCGAAATGGTGGTTTGTCGGCTTATACGGCATTAGGTGGTGGTACGGCAGAGTCAACAACAAAAGTGGATATACAAGTGGCAGCACCAGTCACAATGCGAGTGCTTCCAACGGCGGTAGATTTTTCAACTATAGCTCTGCAACCTTACGGAACTGGAACTATTACAGCCGTCACAGCTGCTGCACTTGGTACTGTAAAAGGTTTGAATCCACTTAATGTAGAACTAACTGTTGCATCTGGTTTAACTCAAGGTGTTTGGTATCGAGGATTAACAAATAACTCCACTTCGGGTTATTTAGGATTTAGTGCGGAGTTATAACGTGGACAATGTAACTTTTATCAAAGACTCAGGTGGCGTAGAACACGCACTTATTGATCATGGCAACGATCAATTTACATCGATGCTCAAATCAACTTATGATGAGTTAAAGGCTAATGAAGCCACAGTTAAGTAAGGCTGCGATACAACTTCGGGAACAGTTTGATGATTCCTACCCAAGTCGTGACCGCACATCGGATGGCTGGATCGGTGATACCCGACACGCAGCTCGCCCTAGCGATCATAATCCCGATGCTACGGGCTGGGTTCGTGCCATCGATGTTGATCGTGATGTCAGTGGGAAATCCAAGCCCGATCTCATGCCAGATATTGCAGATCAGATTCGTCTCCTATGCAAGTCTAAAAAAGAACGCAGAATTACCTACATTATCTTTGATGGTCGTATCGCCTCATCAAAAGCGGCTTGGGCATGGCGAACATACGAGGGCGCAAACAAACACAACCACCACTGCCACATCTCGTTTGCGAAAGAAGCTGACAATGATGGGGCTTTTTTTCAAGTACCTATGCTAGGAGCATCAGAATGAATGAATTAAAAACAGCAGCAGGTTCATGGGCTAGAGCCTTTCTTGTAGCAGTTATCTCAATGGCAGCTGCGGGAGTTTCAGATCCCAAGGCACTTATTGCAGCTGGTGTGGCATCAATCTTGCCTCCAGTCCTTCGCTACCTCAATGGCAATGATTCTGCACTAGGTTTGAAAAAGTGAACCAAGGAGATTTCTTTACGCTCTACATTGCAAGCCTAGGTATATTTGGTGGACTTGCAGGTTATGTAATCACTCATCTGCTTTCTGAGATTAAACGACTCAATGAGCGTGTCGATGAGATCTACGCCATACTTCTAGAGCGATAATTTCCCCATGGCAAGAAAAGTCACCAAGCAGTTAGAAGATCAGGGTTACTCTGCATTAGATGCTTATTGCATCGGTGTCTATGAGTATTACAAGGGACTGTTAAAGGCTGGCTTCGCAGATGATTTAGCTTTAGCAATTATTATAGAGCCATCG